CCGCTCTAACAAAGGCATGGCCGGAGCGCATCCAGAGTCCAGACAGGACCCCATCAACACAAAGACCAATAGGTACAGGAGGACATACAATCCAGCGATTTTCTCGCGGACCGAAGGAACTTTTAATTCCGAGGTCCTCAAACGTCGCGTTTTCTGGCTTCCACGTGATGTGAATACCAGAATCCTCAGGGAACCAATTCGGAACCCAATGAGGCTGATGGCAATACTTCGATATGAGAAGAAGACAAACTTCCCTCGTCTTAGTGGATTGAGCATCAAGCCCCCAGGAAGAAAACTTTGAGAGGAAACTGTTCATCCTAGCGTAAAGCCAAGCAAGAACAGTTTGTTTTTCACCGGAACCAGGAGCCTCGAAAGACACCGGGCGACATTCCGCTCCACGGTAGTAATCTCCACCGCAGGACTCTCTAAAACACCCCGTCGAGTAACTCTTCGTTGTATTAACGATGAATCCAAGACTGGTCAGAACATCAGACAACTCGTTAAAATATTGAACGGGAAGAATGATGTCGTCACCAAACACGCTAACTGTAGCATCAGAGCCACAAATTGCGCGCGCGATGGCGTAGTAGAGGAGCGTTTGAAGTGGGAAGGTGCAAGCGTTACCCATTGTAACGTAAGTTGATGTAACTAACTTACGACCATTATAGCGGATTTCGCTGCTACGGCAATCATCAACAAGCTCGAGTAAATTCGGGAAATCTTGAAGAAGATACTTCACAGGACGAGCCAACCAGCTATCACTAGCTTTAGACAAGTCCATGGTTGCCAAGTCACCAAAGATTGAGGCATGGTTAGCCAGATCTCGATGGTGCTCCCACTGGGTAGCCAGGTTGATGCCTAGCCTCTTTAACCCACGCTCGAGAGGATAACGCGCTGATTGTTGAACCAGAGCATTGACAACTGCCTCGCGGCAGATTACCCTCTTTTCTTTGTCATTTTTGTCGACGAAGAGAAGTTCTGAGTATAACGTCTCCGTGAAAGGCTTAGCCTTTAAAACCCGTAATAAACTCGGGTCGGCTATGCTGTAGAGCCACAGCCGTGAGGCGCTATTTCCGGTTAACGTCTCGGCACGTACAAGCTTGGAATACACTGAAGTATCCGGCCCACTGATGCCGATCGTTGAACCAGGGCCAACTTTCAAAGCTTGCCCTAAATCATCGCGATCCCACAAGTCGAGTTTTGCTTCCCAGAGGACAGATCTGGCCTTATCTAGGACAGAGCGAAGTTTCGGATCGAAGCCAGAACGGTCTTCGATCACGTACTTCCTCCCGTAGAGAAGTCGCTCGAAAGTGCGATGACCTTTTGACCAGTCATCTTCAAACGCAGCGAGCCTTGACTGATTGTCAGAGAATTGCTTAAGAGCGTCTAGCTCTAACGCATCACTTTGAGATTCGGTGAACATGTAGCGCTTTGCTAAAGCGCGGACTTGACGCTGAAACCGGAGAACCATAACGTCCCCCGCATATTGAGCCAAATCCAAGGCAGGAAGAAAGTTCAACTGTGCGAGTCGCCCCTTCACAGTCGTTTCGGTCATTGCGGCCTGAACGATTTCCAGGTCGCTCGTACCTGCTAGCCAACCACAGGAGTCCCACAATATTGCATAAGTGAGATCCATCCACAGAGATGCCCGAAGAGGGTCAAAACTGTTGTTGCGACGAGACTTTACTTCTAAAGAAGTCTTCATTGTCCATACCTATTAAGGAAGTAGGAGAGAATCAGTTACGACGGGACAATTTGATTGTCACGTAGCGACGCGAGATCAGCGTTCACAGCCAAATCGGCCATGAAAGACGCTATCGACTGTTTCGTAGCCGCGGAGGCGTAAGGAGATTGCCGAACGGTGATACGAATATCTGATTCCACAATGGTACTCACTCCATTGACGGTTGCTGTCTCAGGCAACGTCAGGACGCCGGAATACGAGGATCGAGACATCTGTTGGGTCTTCGGGTCGAGTTTCGCCCGTTTACCAACGAGGGTCATTTTCCGTGCGACGGAGGGGCTGTCAG